AAATTATTCCATGGGGACATGGGTGACTTTACGTCACAGGTCTACCTCAAGCGTCATATTCTTGAACTTGGGGCTTATCCTCCATCTCCTCCAGTGCAGCCTTACCAAATTCCATATTTCATATGGAACTTTGGATAAGATAAGACGTATCTTGAGAATTGGATTCGCTACCGATGGATGATCCGTAATAGATCATTCCATCCTTAGGGAACCAACTCTTAAAGGATTTCTTTAGCACTGAATCCATTACTGCAACTATTTTCGACTTACGTGAAAATATTGCAGATGGGTCAACTAAAGAAACCTCACACGCAATATCGAATATCATTCTCCCATCGGACGCAATATAGTCTTCTAGAGACTTTATTGACCTGTCTATGTGGTTAATGATACCGATAACGAGTGGAGACGCCTTAATAACACTAATATTCCCCTCATAACGAGCCAGAAATGGTTTTGTTATAGAGAGAATATTCTTGTTAGCTGCCTGAACATGTCCGGCTAACCCGTGTGAGAAGAATTCCTTCATTCATTGACTGAATTCTTTCTCACCTGGAAACATGAAGCTAGCGGTATAACTTATATAGGACATAAGCACTCTACGTGCTTCGTCATATGTAAGTATACCCTTACTAAACTTCACGCCGACAGACATTATATCTAGTTCCTTCTTTACTCTGGAAAAAGATAGGTAAATACCTTTCCTTACCCTAACTTTCGAGCTAGGGGCTGTGGATGCTTTCATCAAGCCATCCTCAGGAGGGTTGTTTACGCTACCTTTTCTAGGTAGGAAAAAACCAGAATATAATTTTGCCACTAGATCAGAAAGCACCCCCTTTTGAAGTGATGGGATCCTCTCAAAGTAGCTATATAGTAACATATATGTCACTTTATAGTTCTTTAAGTTGGAACCTATCCCTTTAAGAGGGAGCCCTGTGATCTCTGACCCCGCCTTGATTCATCTCTTCGCAAACTCATATGTATCTTTCGATACATGAGTTTTGTGAGGTGAGATGTCGACTCCAAATCTGGTCATTATCGATACATACACTTGAGCAACCCTATCGTCTTTTATTACGATATCGTCGCCAAGTAGTATGTAATTGGTAAATGATCCTATTTGGAATCCACACCGCTTAGCCGCATAAGCCACGACTAGGTGGTGTGTCAAGGAAAAGACAGCCCAGGAGCTATAGGCCCCCATCGGTTGACCTACTGCATATCGCAGTAGTTCACCTGATGGTGACTCATAGTCCCTGTTAAGCAGCAGTCCCCTTCAAGCCAAGGCTAACTCATAATCTCAAATCTGAGTCATGAGCTTAACTTGTAGCTTGATTGGGAATCTGTCTGTAGCTGCGGACAAGTCCAGAGAGTGGAATCTCCCATGGCCAGATCAACTGTTGAATGGATCCTGAGAATAAGTTCTATCCTGCGGGAAATGTCGTAATAATGACATAATCCGCTTGTGGATAGGTTTAAGCATATATTGCGAATGGTAATCAACCATTGCAATAATACGCTTCTTAAGCTCGGAATCTTCAACAATTGAAAGCTTCCCTCCCGGTGTCCCTACTTGTGTAGATATCCCGGAGTCTCAGACTTTTGTATAAAAGTCCGAAAACTCCTGGGTGTAGTATCTCAGTAAACTGTAGATGCTACCTAGTATAGGGTATGAGAGTTCAGTCACTCTCAGTGACCCGACACTTGATTTACCAAATGGGGATCCCTTATTGGAATAATAGTGCTCGCGAGCACTATAAACCGGATAGGGAGACTTCAGTTTATAATATGTTACAAATTCGCTTATAAAGGATTTAGGAATTGTTCATTCCTTACCTTTATACGGATCTGTAATCGTACTATAATCTGGCTGGACAGAATCAAGTTCTTTTCTTGAAGGTTGATAGTACTTGGATATCTGGAAACAAGTTAAGATAAGTCTTAGCATGTCCCGGTCACCCGAGTCTATCAACTCTTTAAGATAATAGAACTTGAGAGGGAATCCACCTTTTAGAGCAACTCTCTCCTTTACAACTCTAAGCGGCTTACCGCATATGTATCTTGTTATACAAAGTCTAGTTGCTTTGTAATAACCGATAGCATATCGGTAACCATTTTGCTTACGTAGTTGTAGGAAAGTGTCACTCACCGGAAGAAGTAGACGATATGCCTTACGGCCGAATATGAGCTTAATTAGACCTCTTAAGAGGTAATTAGCTTGTGTTTGGTTGTATTTCATATTGTTTATGGAACCCCTGAGATGACGCTGCTGCTGTTGCGATCGCCAGTGCTTTTTACACACTGGCCAGCCCTCAGCAGGTGATTGCTCTATAGCACAGGATGGTGCGATACACGGCGTTTCCGCTGTGTATCTAGACCTTATGATCTTTTCTGATCTTTGGCGGACTCACATT